CGTTATTGTTTCCCTTGCAGCGTCGGCACTCATTCCTACAGATTGTAATGAAGCCGAAGCCTTAACCACTTCAGGTAAAGCAAGACCAGGATTCTCAGCAACCTTTCGTAATTTTTCTAATTCAATAGCCGCCCCTTCACTACTTCCCATAATGGCAACTAAACCATTTTGCAGTTTTTCCATATCCGCAAAAGATTTTAAAGCAGCCGCACCGACGCCAATAATAGGCAATGTCAATGACTGGGTTAAAGTTGAACCAAGATTAGACATATTTTGTCCAAATCTTGTCATTGATTTTTCTACCTTACCTAATTCTTTATCGAGATTAGTGGTATCAATCCCCAGCTTTAAAAGTAATTTACCTATTGCCATTTATGCTTCTTTATCCCATTTGTCAAATATTGTTTTGTCATTATTTGTCAAACTTCTTTTAGTTTCTTTTTTAGTAGGATTCTCCCACGGGAACTCGATTAAGTCTTTTGGCTTTAAACTCTTTCCTTTTGCCGTATGTACATTTAGTAATAAAGTTGTCTGCCATCTAATTCGTTCCCATTCTGTTTGCTCCTGTTGTTCAAAGTGATTGTTATAACCTTGCATAGCCATAACAACCTCTCTAAAACTCATGTCGTAATATTGCGAAGGAGGGAATCTTAAAACTCCGAAACAAAAGCGTTCGATGTATTCAAGTGTGAGCTCTCCACCTTCGCCACTACGTTTTTTTCGCTATCATCTTCTGGAGGTGAAATCTCATTTGAAATCATTTCCATTATGCGAGTTATGCCTCCCATGTCAGTATCAACCAAATCGCAAAAAGATTGTAAGTCATAAGGACATTTTTCTCCTTTAGCTTTGTACCCTTGTTGAACACCTGCAAAAGCAAGTTCAAGGGCAAGCAATAAATCTTCGCCAAGTTGGGAAAGGTCACTAAGTTTTAGCTTCCTTTCCCTTAAAAATGTACCTAAAACGAACATACCAAATTTAATTGGAATGTCCGCATTAGCTATTTTTATTGTTTTCATTTTAGGTAATTTTTAAATTATGCTTTAGTTGTCTTCACGATTGCTCCCGTAACTTCAAATGATGCCGAATAGCTTACATTCTCTTCCACGCCAGCGTTAAGGTCTAATGATGTACAAATGGCACTCATCGTGTAAACATTATCACCCACAACGTCGGTAGTAAATTTAATCGTTAATGCAGTACCAGCGACAAGGTCGGTAAATAAGTCATCGAACAAATAGTTTGTCGAAGCATCGCCAGGGCCTGCGTATAACGCCTCAGTAGAAAGTGTACCGGATAACTGTCCTTTCTTTACTTCTCTCCATCCTCCAGCCGCTGAATCCTTTGTGAGAATTTCACGCATAGCAGATGAAATGTTCATTTGGCACGAAGTAGCGTAACCGATAGCAGTGCTATCTTTGTATAGTCGCATCAACGTACCATTAATTATTCCTGTGGTTGCCATGTTTATTTATTTTTTGGTTTAGTAATATTTTCTTCTTTGCCTTCGTCGTTAAAATACGACATTGGAACGGGAATTGGAATGTAAACAGGATCTTGTTGTTGCTCCTCTTTAATTGGCATTTGTTCCACTACATAATCTTCATCGAGTAGTTCCGCAATACCATCCTTTATCATTTGTTCCCCATATTCCGAAAGAAAAACGCCTACTTTACCCGGCTCTTTTCCGTTCCATTCTTTTAAAAGTCTTAGTTTCATCTTTTCATTTTTGCTAAAAAATCAACACTCATCCAATATACAGATAGTTCAGCATTGTAAACTTGTGAATCAGATGCAGTATATTTTATACTTTGAACTTCCACGCCTTCGACAGTACCAACAAATCTGTCCAATCTATTTCTAATAAGGTTGGCTAAATCTTGCGTATCGTCGTAGTTTTGCGTGTAAACATCTACTTGTATTTCAATTTCTTCTAAGTTGCTTTGCCCGTCTTTGTAATCAACTGGAGTGCTATTTGTGATAGTGTAAACAACAAAAGGATACTGAACATTTTGCGGAACAATATCGGGGTATATTTTACTTCCAACGTAGGCTAATATTGCCCCGTCGGTTGATAACCTGCTATATATTAATTTACCTATCATAACTCCCAAAATTGACGAGGAAACTCCTTCATGTATTTCAATGCCATTGATGACATTTTATTAATCACCGCGTTTTGACTCCCCTTTTCTGCCTTGTTTCTTACTTTACTTATCCATGCTTTCGTACTACCAAATACCATGTGCGCATAAAAGCCGTCTGTTTTATCTTCGCTGCTTAATTTAACATCTATACCAGCATCCTTATACAAAGGGCCTACAGAAGTTAACAAAGCCTTCCAAGACTTTTTATCCGAAATGTTTTGAATAGAACGTCTAAGGTTGCCTGGTTCAATGTGGTATTTCGGTCCGCTTCCTCTATCCATTCCGCGTGAATAAAACTTGTGTGGTTTATTTGAACGTGGAACAAAAGATTTATATACCTTTAATGCTATCGGTGCGGCTGCGTCAGATATTTCTTTTCTCTTTTCTTTTGTAACCTTGTTAATCATGTCGTCAAGTTCAGTAACGGACTTCGCAAAGTTGTACATCTTAAAGAGTTTACCTGCTTTAGTAGTTTTTTTTTGGGTCTCGTTTTCGAGTGCCCTAAGCCTGTTTAATTTACTTCTTGATATTGACATATAAATATTTTATCCTGCCTGTATTTCAAGGCAGGAATATTTTTTAGGCTACAGTTAAAGTAAGCTGCAAAGCGTTAAATTTTACCTCATCACCAATGGCAATACTTTTAGATGCACTTAAAGCGCCATAAAATAATAAATTACCACCTGTAGAAGCATCAAATACGGCAAAATGCGAAGCCGTTACCGCACTACCTGCACTTGCTTGCATAGTAATTGCATTTGTGTTTGACAATGTGCCTGCTCCACCTGTCCCTCTTGTCCATCCCGTAGCCGCGTAGGTAACGCGCGTAAACAATGCACCAGTTGATGAACCTGCATCTGTAGGGTCTTGACTGTATAATTGCACAAATGTATTTGTAGGAGCGGTAGGAAAAGCCGTCCCGTTTATCCACGCTGTAATCGCGTCCTCCATGTAATTTGAAAATGCTGCCATTTTATATAGTTTTTTAACGTTAAAAATTTATTTCTTCCCAGTTGCCTGTTTCCTCGTTCCATTGGTACATTTTACCATCATTTGGATAAGGTATTGGTGATTCCCAAAGGCAAGTATCTTCGTTCAATGTCCATGAAGGAAAAGGTTTAGGAGGGATAAAAGCATCCCTAATGCTATCGTAATAATAACCTATTCCTGCATAGTTTTTTCTAAATGCCTTGCTTTGGTCAAGACTTGGTGTGTTATTGTCGGCTTGATAATGGATGCCGCCCCGTGTGTTGTAAGAGGTTCTTTTTGCAATGCAATTATACAAATTAGAATAATTTAATTCAGTATCTAATCCATCTATTAAATAGTTTTCATCTGCACCACTTATGACAGTAATGACATAGTTTTCAATATTTAATAACGCGTAATGTGCCATTATGAAAATGTTACTGTTCCAGAATTTCTAATTTCTCTAATACTATAACTACCATCTGTGAAACTTTGTGCATCTGTTTCAGCACCTCCAGCCAATGTTACGGTTGCAGAAGATGTTAACCATCTTACTATTACAACTCCTTTACCACCATTACCTCCAGCCTTCCAATTTGCAACTGTATCTGTACGTCTAAACGCACCACCTCCACCACCGCCAGTAAAGTCAGTACCAGGACTACCAGCCGAATCTACCGCGCCCACAGTACCAGCATTACCTCCACCGCCAGAACCTCCTGTTCCAGTTGTTCCTGTAATATATAATCCACCGCCACCACCACCACCTCTTGGTGTATTAATACCAGTTATTGTTGATGAAATACCATTACCTCCATTACCCCCAGCACCTGTTGTACCAGTTGCTCCAACCGCATTAGCACCACCTCCACCACCAGCACCAAGATTTCCAGATGCTGAACCAGCACCTCCGTTATTTCCTTGTACTGGGCTACTTGTTCTTGCGCCAGCAGTACCATCACTTGCTGCACCACCGCCAGAACCTCCACTTCCACCACTTCTATTAGCTGCTCCTTCTTGTGCGCCGCCAAATCCACCGCCATTTGCAGTAATTGTGCTTAGTACACTATTTGAACCAACATTTCCTTTTGGATTAACAGATGCAGCAGGGCCTCCATTACCTCCAGCACCAACAGTAACTGTATATGATGTACCCTTATTTAAAGTTAAAGAACTTTCAGCACTTCCACCACCACCAGTAGTAGCATAAGAGGACCTATATCCACCTGCACCACCACCAGCACCAATTTCACCACCTCCACCACCACCACCAGCTATAACAAGATAATCAACTGTTACAGTTGCAGCAGCCGCATCCAATGTCGCACTTGTCACCGTTGCCGCTCCCGTTACACTTGCCGCCAATGTTGCCGTTCTTGCTATAGTTGCATTCGAAACCGTTGCCGTGCCATTAACACTTGCTACAAACGTTACACCAAATGAAGCCTCGGCAGAACTTTCAGCCATTGCCGTAGCACTTGCAGAAATTATTCTTACTATTTTAGCATCCGCACTTGTTAAAGCCGTAGCATCGGCAGAGGCATTGACTGTGTAGCTTAGTTGAGCCGTTGCAGATGTTTGAGCCGTTGCCGTTGCCGAAGCGTTAACAGGTATAGTAATTTGTGCGGCTGCGTTAGTTTCAGCTGTAGCCGTTGCGCTTGCCTCTAAAACTTTTGTAAGAATAGCCGTTGCACTTGTTTCGGCTGCAGTTGTTGAACTACTTTCTAATGTTACTATTCTTGTAAGATTTGCCGTACTAGTACCCGTTGCAGTTACAGAAGCATCAACCAATACTACACCCTGAGTAACGACATCCAAAATACTTGTTGCCGTTGCATTGGCGTTTACCGAAGCAGAAAGTAATTTACCAAGTTGAACATCGCCTGTACTTGTTGCCGTAGCATCAACACTTGATTGTATATTTTTTGAAATAGTTAAAGGTGCGCTGATATTTGCATTAGCATCAACCGAACCATTAATATTTATAACCTTTGTAAGATTTGCCGTAGATGTACCTAAAGCATTAACCGAAGCCGCAACGTCAACAGTACCTTGTTGGAAAACTGTAAGGTCGGCAATAGATGACGCAATAGCATTGGCCTGTCCAATTACAGACATTATTAATTTAAGATTTGCCGACGTTGTGGCGATACCATTAACCGAAGCTGCAACATTAACACCCGTAAGGATA